TGAACTGCCCGCAATACAAATACACGGGCATAGACAGCGTTACGGGCGAATGGACATTTGACGAAACACAACCGATCGCTAATCAACTGCTTTACGCCTGCACAGGCAACCCAGTCGAGTTTGCGGCGATCTACACCGGCACAGTTGCGTTTACTCCCACTTGCACTTGGATTACGGCAGCAAACCTAGTCACGTATTTGGGTGTGTCGATAACCAACCCGTCAGATGATTACACGCTGATTACGCAGGCCGTGAGCGCTGGCAATCAATTTTGCAGTCGTCGTCGAGCCGAGGCAGGTTACAACGACAGCCTTAGCACGTCGCCTAGCGGTGATGTCACGCTCGGCACTTTGATGTACAGCGCGGCGTTGTGGCGTTCGCGTGGCTCGCTTGAAAACGTGTTTGCGTCGTTTGACGGCATGGGTACAGCACCACAACAATCGTTGACCCCGATCGTTAAACAGTTGTTAGGTATTGACCGACCAGCGGTTGCCTAATGCCCGCACCATACACCGATCTATTCAACGAGACGCTAGACGATCTCGCTACGACGCTTACCTCAATCACGTCGTTGCGTGTCGTAACCGACCCAACCAAACTTGTGCCAAATTGTGTGTTTATTCAAGCACCAAGTTTTACGACGATCGCTGGCAACGGCAACATCGTACGCATGGATTACCCGATCAAAGTTGTCGGCAGCGGCCCAGCAGGTTTGCCCGTGTTGCGCGAAATATTGCAAATCACGGCAACGGTTTTAGGGTCGGCAATAATCGTCATGTCGGGTCGCCCCGGCACACTCGACATCGGCGGGCAAGAATACCCGTGTTACGATTTATCGGTCGGCGTACAAGCACAAACAGCGTAATGCACACAAACACACAGCCGTTATGGTAAAACTATAGATACAACAGTAAAGGATTAACAAATGGCCACTTCCACTTACCTCAGCAACCCGGTCGTTCTTATAGGGTCGTCAAGCGCAGCGACAACCGATATCACCGACCAAGTATCGGCAGTCACCGTCAACTACGTTGTCGAAGCACTTGAGGACACCGCGTTCGGCTCGACTGCTCGCACTAACACAGCAGGCCTGCAATCAAACAGCGCAACGTTGACTTTGTATGCGTCGTACGCAACATCAGAAAGTTACGCAACATTGTCAGCACTTGTTGGCACAAAATGCTACATCAAAGTAACTCCAGCATCGGGCGCGAACACCGCCACTAACCCAGGGTTCGAACTAACTAATACGTTCTTATCTCAATTACCTGTCATAAATGCCAACCTCGGGGAGCTGGCCGTATATGACGTAGAACTCGTGGGCGGCTCGTACACAGTTGACGTAACATGATCTAACGTGCCAATACTGGCCGAGAACAGGAATAGGCAATGCGATTAAAATTAAAAGTTGATCTACAAGACGGCACAGCGCCACTCGAATTAACAACCAACATGTTTGTTATTTGCGAATGGGAAAAAACTGAGGGTCGCAAAATTAGCGACGGCAAAGGCATCGGCTACACCGATCTAGTTTGCTGGGCGTACAACTTGTTGAAACTTAGCGGCGAAAAAATGCCAGCAACATATCGTGATTGGGTTAAAGCAAACCCGAACATGACGATTGAGGCGATTGACGAGACAGACCCAAACCATACGGCGTAGGCAGTTACCGACGGCAACTAGCCGAGTTATTAGTTGCAACAGGGTACTGGCCTACGGCAATCGAGTTTGACACGCGCGACCTAATAACGGTGATTACGATATTAAATAAGCAAAAGAGGTAGCGCAATGTCAGCAACAACAACTATTGAGATTGTCGGCATCAAAAAGACGATCAACTCATTGCGTAAGATTGACCCGCAATTGCAAAAAGATTTTAAGGCTGACGTTAATCAAATTGCAGCCCCAGCCGTTCAAGCAGCAAAAAACGCTTATACAAACGTGCCATTGTCAGGCATGAAATATAAATGGCGCGAAAAAGATCGAGAAAGATTGAACTTTCCGTTTACGGTCAGCAAAGCAAAAAACGGTGTGAAGGTAAGAATTGACAGCCGACGCAATGCGGTCGGTGTTATCTTGATCGAGCAGAAAGACCCAGCAGCAGCAATTTTTGAGGGCGCTGGTCGTGCTAATCCAAATAAATTAAACACAAGTTTGTTGTTTGTTGGGTTGCCAGTTAGCCCGGGTCGCACTCGACTGATCGGGCCTGCCGTGTATAAAGCGCGTCGCAATATTGAAGCCGAAATGACAAAGATGATTGCTAAAACTATGCGCACCGTGCAAAGCGAGTTGTAGACATGGCACTATCTATTCCTATTGTCAGCGAGTTTGACGGCAAAGGCATTGACAAAGCAATCAAAGAATTTAAGCAACTAGAAACCGTTGGCGAAAAAGCACAGTTTGCAATCAAGAAAGCAGCGCTACCAGCAGCGGCGGCGTTGACGGCGGTTGCGGGTGCGTTGGGGTTGGCGGCTAAAGCAGCAGCCGAGGACGAGCAACAGCAAGCCATTTTGGCAAACACTATGCAAAACGTTGTCGGTGCTACTGACGCAACGGTCGCAGCAACTGAAAACATGATTGCAGCAATGTCAAGGGCAACGGGCACGGCTGACAGCGAGTTACGGCCAGCGTTTGCCGCGTTATTAACTGGCACTAAAAATGTTGGTGATGCAACGAAAGCATTGGCGCTCGCCCAAGATATTGCGATTGCTACTGGCACAGATTTACAAACCGTCAGCGACGCATTAAGTAAAGCGTATGCAGGCAATATGAAAGGCTTGCAGGCGTTATCGCCTGAAATGAAAGGTCTGATTAAAGAAGGCGCATCGCTCGATGTTGTGATGATGGCATTGTCAGACAATTTTGGTGGCGCAGCAGCGGCATCGGCACAAACAGCAGCAGGGCAATTCAAAATATTAAAAAACAGTTTGGAAGAAACAAAAGAAAGCATTGGTGCAGCGTTGTTGCCGGTGTTGCAAGCGGTGTTACCGTATTTGCAACGGTTGGCTGATTGGGCGCAAAAAAACCCTAAAGCATTTTTATATGTTGCAGGCACGATCGCAGCCGTTACAACTGCAATAACCGCGTTGAATTTTGTGTTGGCGTTAAACCCATTTGTTGCTATGGCGGCCGCAATAATTGCCGTGTCATCAGCAATGGTTTATTTAGAACAAAAAACTAATGCGTTATCAAATGCGTGGGGTCGGTTTGGTGCGGTTATTCGACTTGTGCTTGGCCCGTTGTATGACGTGTTTGCGTTGGCTGGCAAATTGGGGTTAATTGACAAAATAAATATGCCAAGTTTCCCAAATACGTCGTACCCTGCCGCGACATCAAATTTGCCCCCAGCGTTACGTTATGCACCTACGCCAATTGTTACGCCGTCAATGCCAACATTAACTACGCCGATCGTTGGCGGTGGCGGCGCAGGTGGCGGCGGCGGTGGTGGTGGCGGTGGCGGTGGCGGTGTTGGTGGCGGCGGCGACCTAGTAACTATTCAAGGCGCGCTAACCGAGTTTGGTATGGCTGAACGTATTGCGGCGCGTGGTAGCGGTGGCGTGACGATCAACGTGACGGGCGGTATTTCGACTAGCGCCGAGATCGGTCAAAGCGTGTTAGATAGTTTGCTTGCCTACCAGCGCGTATCAGGGCCACTTGATTTACAGATAGCGGTCTAATGGCTGGGGTTGCGGTCGTTGCTAGTGGCAACTATGACCTAGAAATTGAAACAGGGTTTTTAGTTGACGCGTTCACGTTAGATGACGCGTTGCGCGGTTTATTAAACGACACTCAGTATGTGCTTGACGGTACGACCGAGTTTGCAAGTGTGCTTGACGGCATTAACCAAGTGTCGGTGCGTCGAGGGCGACGCGATCAGGGCGACCAATTTGGTGCTGGCACGATGTCGTTTACAATGCTTGACACCGACGGTATTTTTATGCCGTTTGATGAGAGCAGTCCCTATTATTCGACATCTGAGGCTAAACCGGGTTTAGCGCCTATGCGATCGGTGCGGTTGTCTCGATACAGCGCCACAAACGTCAAAGAATATTTATTTGTCGGCAAGATCGTCAACTATGACTACAATTTTGCGCTTGGCGGTTTAGATACGGTTACCGTGTTTTGTGCCGACGATTTCTATTTGTTATCTCAAACATATTTAGATGAGTACAACGTCAGCGAGGAATTGTCGAGCGTTCGAGTGTCAGCAATACTTGACCGACCCGAGGTTGCGTTCCCCGTTGTTAATCGTGACATTACAACTGGTACACAAACATTAGGTGGCGCGTCAGCGTTTACAATTCCGCAAGGCACAAACGTTCTTGGTTATTTGGCTTTGGTCAACGAGGCTGAGCAAGGTCGGTTGTTTATGTCGCGTGAAGGCGATCTGACATTCCAACCGCGCATAGGAGTTACTCTTGACCCAAGCGTTGCCGACTTTCACGACGACGGCACAAACATACCGTACAACGGCGTAGGCATAACATTCGAAGCCGATCAAGTTGTTAACCGTGCAGTCGTACAAATATTAGGTAGCAACAACCCACAAGTCGCCGACGACGCTGGCAGCCAAACCACGTACTTTATACAGACCTATAGCATCACAAACAGTTTGTTGCATAACGACACGGCGGCGCTCGAGTTGGCGCTTTATTTGCTTGACCCTAACCCTGAGCCAAGATACACGTCGCTAGCGACAGGGTTTCCATTGTTAAGCAGCGCCCAACGTGACACAGTTGCAGTACTCGACATTGGC